CGAAAAAGGAATTCACACCGAAGGCATGGACGCCGGGAGAGTTTTGATATGTTCGTGTACAGATATATATGTAAAGGCGATGTTGTTTATGTCGGTATTGCCAATGATTTGAAAAGACGCATATACGAACACAAGCACGATAAGCTTCAGTTTTTGGACAATCCCGTTATTGAGTATTTCAGTGTCCGCGAGAGAAACGACGCCGATATATTGGAAACCTATTTAATCAACAGCTATAAAACAGGTCGTTTTTTCAATGTGGCGAAAGCAAACAGGGGCGATGTTTCGTTTCTGGATAACATCAAATTTCCATGGATTCGGTATTCTGAATCAACACCGATTAACGAAGAGTATTTCACAATAAGTCAAGCACCACTTGAAACGGTCATCGTAAACAGACCTGCTGCACTTTGCGGAAATTCAATAAGTTCAAGGCTCCGTGAAATAGATTCGTGGAAAAGCGAAATTGCCAAGGAAATCGGATTCTACACTTCAAATGTCGAGCACTTAAAAAACTATATTGAGCAGTGCGATGGCGGTGAAGAAAATCGGGGACAGCCAACTATTGAAATGGCGAACACAGACCTCAAAATGCAAACACATCTTATGAATCTATGGAAAGAATTGATGGATACGGCAACCTCCATTTTCTCAAAAGGAAAGAAAAGGGCGGCAAACGACATTCTTTACGACATAGATACCGAAAGACGAAAAATAAATAACTTTTACTTATTGCATTTTGGTGAGGCTTTTGAAAGGAGACCGTATGAAAGTCATCATTAAAAGACCCTGCGACCAGTTCGGAGAGGAAGCGACCATCGCAAACACGCTTGAAGCCCTGCAGGAAGCGGTCGGCGGCTACATCGAGACGGTCACGCTTCCGGAACACAATCTTGTGCTGATTTGTAACGAGGAAGGCAGTATTCGAGACATGCCGTATAACTTTACGGTTAGACGAATGATGCTCAATGGGCTTTTAAGCGGATTACTTTCGCTTCCAAATCCCATCTTCGGAACGGTGATTGCTTGCGGAGCTGAGGGCGATGAGTTTGCCGACATCCCGATTGATTTTAACGAATGGAAAGCCCTGCTGTGCGAGTGGGGAAATTAAACGAAAGGAGAAATGCTATGAAAAGATACGCAATAGTTTATCTGACCGAAGGCGGCTCAGCGAAACTGCTGACCGTGGACGCAATCGACGAATCAGACGCACGCCGGCAGTTCTGGGAGCTGTATGAGGGGCTTGGATTCAGAATCAAGTGCGTGGCACAGATTTAAAGGAAAGGAGAACCTGAATGATCAAAGTAACAAGGGGCATCGTCCCCAGAGCGAAGAAGGTCGTCGTGTACGGACCGGAAGGCATCGGCAAGTCCACATTCGCCGCACAGTTCCCCGACGCAATCATCATTGACGTGGAAGGCTCGACGGCATCCATGGATGTCGCAAGGCTTGAGCCGAAGTCCTGGAGTGAACTACTCAGCAACGTGAAGGACATCACGGCGGGGCTTGTCGACGTGCCTTGCAGGACGCTTGTCATCGACACGGCAGACTGGGCGGAAACGCTCTGCGCCGAATCGGTATGCGCACAGAAGCACTGGGACAGTCTGAGTTCCCCCGGCTACGGCACAGGGTACAGAGTTGCGTGGGAAGAGTTCGGCAAGCTCATGAACGAGCTTTCGACTACGGTCGACAAGGGCATCAACGTGGTCATCACCGCACATGCGGCAATGCGGAAGTTCGAACAGCCGGATGAGGCGGGATCCTATGACAGGTGGGAAATGAAGCTGCAGAACAGCCCGAAGGCAAATATCGCCGCCATGGTCAAGGAATGGGCGGACATGGTGCTCTTCATCAATTACAAGACCATTGTCGCCGACAAGGACAAGCAGGGCAAGGGCAAGGCACAGGGCGGAAGGCGCGTCATGTACACGGAGCATCATCCGTGTTGGGACGCAAAGAATCGCTACGGACTGCCCGCAATGATGGATTTTTCATATGAAGGAATCCGCCCGATCATTGAGGGGCAGGCACCGCCGAAGCCCGCACCGGCTCCGACACCCACACCCGCGCCAGTCCCCGCAGCTCCGAAGGTCGAGACGGCAAAGAGCGATATGTATTTCATGCGAGGCGACGACTTCATCAAGGTCGCAAAGGGTGAGGAAATCCCCGACCTGACAGGCGCGGTCAAGATTACCAAGCGCGAATTTGACGCAAAGAAGCCCCTGAAAGCGCCGCACGATGAAGCACCCAAAGCGCCCGCAAAAGCCCCGGAAAAGCCCGCTGAAAAGCCCGCTGAGAAGCCTACAGAGAATCCCACAGCCGAAGCCCTCGGCATTGACCCGGCAATTCCGGAGAAGGTCAGACGGCTCATGGAGCAGTACGGCACGACCGAATGGGATATTCAAAATGTCGTCGCTATGAAGGGCTATATGCCGTACGACATGCCGGTGAAGGATTACCCCATGGATTTCGTCGAGGGATGGCTCATTCCGTATTTTGCGAAGGTCGCAGAGATGGCAGAACAGATCAAGGACAAAGCGGAAATTCCGTTCAATTAATACACATGCAAAGGAGAATAAAACAATGAGTGAAGCTTATATGCCGATTGATGGAGCACTTGATTTCGATTCAGTATTTACCGCAGACGCAACAGCGAAAGAGTTTTCTGTACTGCCGAAGGGAACGTACCCCTTCACCATTGAGAAGGTTGAACGCGATCACGTGAGCACCGAGGAGCGCAACGGCAAGGTGAGCAAGTACGCCGGCTGCCCGATGGCGAAGGTCACGTTCATCCTGAATGGCAAGGACGCAAGCGGTGAAGATGTGGAAGTCCACCGCACTGAGAATTTTATCCTGCACACGAATTTCATCTGGAAGATCTCGCAGCTCTTCATTTCGGTCGGGCTTGCAAAGAACGGCGAGCAGTTCCGTCCGGACTGGCAGGGACTTCCGACACGCACGGGGCAGTGCGAAGTGTCCGTCAACAAGTACAAGAAGCGTGACGGCTCGGATGGCGAGAGCAATCAGATCGACAAGTATCTGGATCCTGCAACGGTCGGACCGACAGCGCCGGCATGGAAGAGCGGATTCTAATCAACTAATCAATTAATAAAGGCAATTTTCGAAAGGACACGACATGGGTAACAAAATGGAGCTAAGGCCATATCAGGCGGAAGCGGTCTACCGTGTCGAGGAGCAGTGGCGGAGCGGCGTGCAAAAGACGCTGCTCGTCCTGCCGACCGGCACAGGGAAAACGATTTGCTTTGCCAAGATCGCAGAGAACTGCGTCAGACACGGCAATCGGGTACTCATCCTGGCACACAGAGGCGAGCTGCTTGATCAGGCGGCCGACAAGCTGCAGAAGGCGACCGGGCTCGGATGTGCGGTGGAAAAGGCGGAGGAGAGCTGTCTCGATTCGTGGTTCAGAGTTGTTGTCGGTTCGGTGCAGACCCTCATGCGGCAGTCAAGGCTCGACCGCTTCGACCCGGAATATTTCGATACGATCATCATTGATGAGGCGCATCACGCGCTTTCGCCGAGCTATCGGGTCATTCTGGATTATTTCGACCATGCAAGGGTGCTCGGCGTGACGGCGACACCGGACAGGGGTGACATGAAAGACCTCGGAGCAGTCTTCGAGTCACTGGCGTATGAGTACAAGCTGTCAACGGCGATTCATGAGGGATATCTTTGCAAGATCAGGGCACTCACCATACCACTGAAGCTTGACATTTCAAAGGTCGGCGTATCGGCGGGCGATTTCAAGGCGGGCGACATCGGAACGGCGCTCGACCCGTACCTTGAGCAGATCGCCGCGCAGATGGCGATACACTGCCACGACAAGAAGACGGTCGTCTTCCTTCCGCTCATCAAGACAAGCCAGAAGTTCAGGGACATGCTGAACATGCAGGGATTCAACGCGGCCGAAGTCAACGGCGAGAGCGAGGACCGGGCGGAGATTCTGGCAGACTTCGAAGAGGGCAAGTACAACGTACTGTGCAACTCGATGTTACTTACGGAAGGATGGGATTGCCCATCGGTGGACTGTATCGTGGTGCTTCGACCGACAAAGGTGCGGTCGCTGTACTGCCAGATGGTCGGACGCGGAACGAGATTATTCCCCGGGAAAGACCACCTGCTCTTGCTGGATTTCCTCTGGATGACGGAACGCCACGAACTTTGCAGGCCTGCGTCGCTCGTCGCATCTGACCCGGATGTCGCAAAGCAAATGACCGAGATCGCGGAAAAGCAGGCGGGCGACGATTACGATATCGAAGAGGTCGAGAAGATGGCATCTGAAGATGTTGTAGCGCAGCGTGAGGAAGCACTCGCGGAACAGCTCAAGGCCATGCGGATGCGGAAGCGGAAGCTCGTCGACCCGCTGCAGTTCGAGATGTCCATTCAGGCGGAAGATTTGTCCGGCTACGTTCCCGCATTCGGGTGGGAAATGGCGCCGGCATCCGATAAGCAGAAGAAGGCGCTCGAGCAGGCCGGAATCTTCCCGGATATGATCGACAACGCGGGCAAGGCGGCAAAGATCCTCGACAGGCTGCAGAAGAGACGGAACGAAGGACTTACCACACCGAAGCAGATTCGATTCTTAGAGTCCAGGGGCTTTGTCCACGTCGGCACATGGAGCTTTACCGAAGCAAGACGGCTCATCGACCGGATCGCGGGCAACGGCTGGCGTATCCCGAACGGCATCGTTCCGCATGAATACAAACCGCAGAAAACTACACAGGATAATTTATGGATAACTTAATCGAATTACTAAGCCACGTCGACCCGGCACTTTGTTCCTATACGGAATGGGCCGAAGTCGGCATGGCGTTAAAACAGGAAGGCTACACGGCGGCGGACTGGGCGGCGTGGTCAAGACGGGACGCGGGGCGCTACAACGATGGAGAGTGCGAGAAGAAGTGGCGGAGCTTCAACGGAGCTTCGAACCCGGTCACGGGCGGCACGATCTACCAGCTCGCCATTCAGCAGGGATGGAACCCGCAGGCCGACATTCAAGGCGGAATGCTCGGATGGGATGACACCATCATCGCGGACGGGCACATCATCGACCCGGGCTGGGTGGAATCAAAGGACATCCACGAGCCCGCAAAATGGGATCCGGCGAGGGAAGTCACACGCTATCTCGAGGCGCTCTTCGAGCCGTCCGAAACCGTCGGCTATGTGGTCAAGTCATGGAAGAACGAAAAAGGCAAGTATGTGCCGAAGAACGCAGGCGCATGGAAGACAGCCGGCGAGCTTATCGAGAAGCTGTCGAAATGCAAGGGCGACATAGGCGCTGTATTTGACGATTACGACCCCGAGGCGGGCGCATGGGTACGGTTCAACCCCCTCGACGGTCAGGGCGCTAAAAACGCCAATGTGACGGAATACAGGTATGCTCTGGTCGAGTCTGACACCATCGAGATTGAGAAGCAGAACGCGCTCCTCCGGGAGCTTGAACTGCCGATTGCGGTCCTTGTCCACTCAGGAGGGAAGAGCCTGCACGCCATTGTCAGGATTGACGCGCCGGACTACACGGAATACCGGAAGAGGGTCGATTTCCTTTACAGCATATGCAAGAAGAACGGCCTCGTAATTGACACCCAGAACCGGAACCCGTCAAGGCTCTCCCGGCTTCCCGGATGCGTCCGGGGGAAGAACAAGCAGTACATCGTCGATGTGAACCTTGGCAAAGCTACATGGGACGAGTGGAAGGAATGGGTCGAATCGGTGAACGATGACCTGCCAGATTTTGAAAATCTTGCCGACGAATGGGACGAGATGCCGCCGAAAGCACCGGAGCTCATCAAAGGCGTGCTCAGGGAAGGACACAAGATGCTCATCGTCGGCGGAAGCAAGACCGGAAAGTCTTTCCTACAGATCGAGCTCTGCATTGCCATCGCCGAGGGAATCCCCTGGATCGGATGGGAATGCGCACAGGGGCGCGTGCTTTACGTAAATCTCGAACTCGACCGGGCAAGTTGCTTATGGCGTTTCAAGGACGTATACACGGCTATGAAGCGGAAGCCGAAATGGCTCACAAACATTGACATCTGGAACTTGAGAGGCGAATCCGAGAACATGAAAGACCTTGTGCCGAAGCTCGTCAGACGCGCCAAGAAGCACCGCTACAAGGCCATCATCATTGACCCGATTTACAAGGTACTGACCGGAGACGAGAACTCCGCGGAGCAGATGGCGATATTCTGCAACCAGTTCGACCGGATATGCAAGGAGACCGGCGCGGCGGCGATCTACTGCCACCACCACAGCAAAGGCTCGCAGGGCGGCAAGCGTTCCATGGACAGGGCTTCGGGCTCAGGCGTATTCGCAAGAGACCCGGACGCACTGCTCGATTTTATCGAGCTGCCGCTTGACGACAAACGCAAGAATCAGCTGATTAGGAACGCCCAGCTTGACGCGGCGGAAGCGTTCATCAGGAAGACGAACCCCGACCTCATCGACAAGCTCCCGGTCGCTCAGGACTGCGCAAAGGTCGATGATTACGTGGTGGCTGTGCACGAAGCGGCGAAATACCTTGCCGAAGGAATCCCCTTCCAGAAGGCGATCAGGGACGCCGGCGAAGCTGCAGATGCCATGTCGGCGCTCAGGGTAGACGGCACGCTCCGAGAGTTCCCCAAGTTCAAAGCGAAGGATATGTGGTTCAGATTCCCGCTTCATGTGCTCGACGAAACGGGCACGCTGCAGGACATAAGACCCGAGGACGAGGGGAGGTTCATCCGTCAGAAGAACCTCCGGAAACGACCCACTAAGGCAGAGCGGCAGGCGGAAGCGAACGAGAATTTTGACGCGCTTTTCGCCCTGCTCGATACCGATTCAACTGGCGTAGTGAGCCGACAGGACCTTGCCGACAGCATGGGCGCGACGGTCAAAACAGTCAACAACCGGGTCAAAGCGCAGGCGGAAAAGTACCTCATAGACAACGCGGGTAACGTACATTTAATAAAGAAGTAACTCGGAAAAATACGAAACATTTTCAAACTTTTCCCAATAAGAAAATATGGAAAATTATCGAACTTTTCCGAGTTGGAAAAAATGGAAAAATATTCGAATTTTTCCGAGTTGAAAAAGCAGTACCCCTAAAGGGGTAAAACGTTTCCGTTTCCCTACGGTCACGTGGTAGTGTGCAGGCACCTCCGGACAAAGGGGCTTTGCACCTGCCCCTTTTCCGCAGGGACCGCCAACACACACTGTGCGCGTAGGAACCGAACGCCGACAAGGACGGTGAGCGAGGGGAACGGAAGGAAAGGACAAGAGATGTTCAAAAAGAAAAATCATGATAAGCGCTTCGAGGTGTTCAGGCAGATGCCAACCCTCAGTCATTCGACTGGTGAGGAATTCGATCCCGATAACAGCGAAGTGCTCGCTTGGATAAAAGAGCAGCCAGATTTATTGATCTACCTCATGGACACGGCAAATCGTAGAGGCTTGATTTCATTCAAGGATGGCAAGTGGTCGGGAGTGCCGGCGGAAGGGAGCGGCGAATGAAAGAGATGCTTGAACAGCTCTGGCGGGACTTCTGCTTTGAACAGAACATCGAAGACGGACCAATCTGCATGGCGGACGTCGCCGACTTTTTCGATTACGTGGAACTGATGACCGACACCTTTGCTGACGATGGGAAGTGACAACATGAAATTCTTTATGGCAATGGATCCGCCGACAGTGACCTACCAGGAAAAGCAGATCGCAATTCGGAACGGCAAACCTATCGTGTACGACAAGCCGGAAGTCACCGAGGCACGCGCCAAGCTCCGTATTAAGGAAAGCAAGAGAGATAGCGCGGAGTACTTAAGAAGTGAGGCACGTGCCAAGCTCCTTGTTAAGGAAAGCGAGAGAGATAGCGCGGAGTACTTAAGAAGTGAGGCACGTGCCAAGCTTCTTGTTAAGGAAAG